AACGATTTATCCGTGATCAGCTCTCAATTCTACTTAAATCAAAATACAACGGTTGTGAAATTGAAGTAATAGGTGACCCGGCTGGTGTGCAACGTGCGCAAACTAACGAGAAAACGTGCTTTCAAATTCTATTGGAAAACGGCTTTAATGCTCGTCCAGCAGATTCTAACAACACAACAGCTCGCCTTGAGGCAGTTCGTTGGTGGTTATCTCGCTTAGTGGGTAAAGGACAGCCGGCAATGCTTATTAGTCCACACTGTAAAACACTTATCAAAGGTTATGAAACAGGCTATTCATACCGTCTATTAAATATCAGTGGGGAAGATAAATATACAGAAACGCCGGATAAAAATCGTTATTCACATCCACACGATGCAAATCAATATTTATGTTTGGGTGCTATGCCTGATTTATTCAAACAGCAGATCATCAACATCAAACCTCATCAAGCAATCAGTTCATTGACAGGATATTAAAATGGCAGAAGAACAATCAGCATTACTAGAGGCTATAACGGCTTTCGGTTCTGAATTAAAGGTTAAATTACTCGATCATTTAAAGCAACGACAGCCAGTAGTTGAACGCTGGGTGAAAGATATGTATCAGTATCGCAACCAATATTCAACATCAATTCGTACAGGCAAATCAAAAGTGTTTGTTGGTTATACCCGTGCCAAAACCGATGCCTGGACGGCTCAAATGACAGATATGTTATTCCCGAGCGATGACAAAAATTATGGTATATCGCCAACGCCTATGCCTAGCATTTCCAATATGGCAAAACAAACCGATAACGGTAATCCGCAAATGGCTGCTCAAATTGATAATGCTCGTGCGATTATGCAACAAGCGAAAGAGCGTGCGGAGGCGATGGAAAAGCTAATAGACGATCAGTTGCTTGAGTGTGATTATGCTGCTGAGGCTCGCTTATGTTTACATTATGCCGCCGTATTGGGTACAGGTATTTTGCGTGCGCCTATCGTTGATGTTGTGGAATCAAAAGTATGGTCAGAAGATGCGATGGGGCAATGGAATGGCGAGATTTTGGCTAAAACAATTCCGGCTGCTCGTTTAGTATTGCCGTGGGATTTTGTGCCGGATATGACCGCATCCACAATCAAAGATTGCCAATTCGTCTTTGAGCGTAGTTACGTTACGAAAAAACAATTACAGGCTTTAGCTAAAAATCCATACTACTTGAAAGATAACGTGCTTGAGCTTTGCGAATTAGACGGCTCAGATACGAAAACAGCCAGCTCAGATATGGATGGTTATGTTGATACGTTGAGAACCTTGTCAGGGTTAGAAACACAGAGCAAAGACAACCGCTATGAATTATGGACTTATCATGGTGGCATTCCTTTAAGCGTGCTAGAGAGCGCCAATTCTCAATTAGGCGAGGGCAATAAGCTCAACATTCCAACCGATGAAGAATCAAAGGCTGCTAACCTTGAAATTGATGGCGTGATCGTGATGGCGGGCAACGGCAAGATTTTAAGCGTAAACCTCAATCCGTTAGATTCAGCCGAATATCCTTATTCAATCTACACTTGCGAGCCTGATGTATGTTGCGTATTTGGCTTTGGTATTCCTTACCTTTGCCGTGATGCACAAGAGATTTTAAATACTGCTTGGCGTGGCATGATTGATAACGGCGTTTTAGGAATTGGGCCACAAACAGTAGTCAATAGCAGTGTGCTAACGCCGGTAGATGGAATCTGGGAACTTACACCATACAAATTATGGAAAACTAATGACCGTGCAACCGCAAATGCTCAGTTTGAGGCTCAACGTGCTTTCGGAATCTTTGATATTGGCAGCCGCCAAGCCGAGTTAGCTAACATTATCCAATTATCTAAATCATTCATGGATGAAGAAAGTGGATTGCCTATGATTGCGCAAGGCGAGCAAGGACAGGTTACGCCAACGCTAGGCGGAATGTCTATGCTAATGAACGCCGCAAATGCAGTACGCCGCAGACAGGTGAAAGAATGGGATGATTCCGTTACCAAACCGCTTATTCGCAGATTCTATGAATACAACATGGCAATGAGCGATGATCCGAATATCAAAGGCGATATGCAGATTGTTGCTCGTGGTACATCGGCGCTATTGGTTAAAGAAACTCAAACAGCACAGATTATTGATATTTTCCAAAAATTCGGCCAGCATCCGCAATTAATGTATGCCTTTGACTGGTACGATGGCGCTAAAACATTGATGCAATCAATGAGCATGGGAACGCAAACCATGCTTATCCCTCGTGATGAGTACGAACAAAAATTACAGGAAATGCAAGAATCTCAAGCATCACAACCGCAAGATCCTGAAATTCTAAAAGTACAAATGCAAATGCAGATTGCACAACAAAAACAACAGCACGAAATGCAGTTGGAGCAGATGAAAATTCAAAGCCAAATTCAGATTGAGCAAATGAAAGTTCAAATCAAAGAGAAAGAGCTTGAAATTAAAATGCTCGAAGTGCAAATGACACAACAATCACAACAAGCTCGCCTAGATTTAGACGAAAAACTAAGTACGGCAAAACTCACAACCGATTTACAACTTCAAACAGGTAAACAAGCAATAGATTTAGAGAAATTTAAAACAGAAGTGGCATTGAAGAATACGCCGCTCACTAATCCAGCCGGTAATTATGGATTAGACAAATAACAGGCCGCAACGTAAAAAGTGCGGTCTTTTTTTTATCACTAAATTTTAAGGGCAAATATATATGAGTTTCTACCTTTCCAATAAAGACTACAAAGAAATGATCGGCATTATCAGTGGCGATACAGGTAGCAAGAAAGGAAATGGCGCATCAACCACTTACCTCGATACTGAATTAACAGCGCAAGAGCCTAAAAAACAGCAAGGCATTGTGGCTGATACCGTTGATGCGGTGCAAATGGGTGCATGGAAAGGCGTTAGTGATATTGCGCACGGTATTGGCGCTTTAACTGGTGCAGATTGGTTGCATGATGTTGGTGATTGGGCAGCTAAAGGTGCTGATGAAAATCTAGCCACAATGTCAGATGAAATGAAAGCCGCTTTAAATCAAAATGCGTTTGATGGCGAGGGGCAAGGTGTACGCAATTTGCGTTGGTGGGCGGGTAATCTTGGCTCGTTAATCGGTCAAAACCTTGATACTGCTTTAACGCTTGGTGCGGGTAAAGTCGCAACGATTGGTGCAAAACAAGCCGGTAAATTATTGCTCAAAAAAGAAGTTGCTGAGGAGGTTGGAAAAACAGCAGTAGAACAAGCCGCTAAACGTGGCATTCCTCAAAAATACTGGAATATGGTCGGTATTACAGCAACCATGTCGGCGATGTCAGGTGGTGGTCGTTACGGTCAAAAACGTGATGAAGTCATGGAAATGACTAATGAACAATTAGCCAAAATTCCGCAGTTTTCCGATGAATATTATTCGATTGCCGATAGTGAAGATGGAAAGGATAAATCAGTCGATGAAATCTACACAATGGCTAAAAAATCCTTTGCTGATAAAGTTGGTCGTGATGCAGCGCTCAATCCAACGGCTATCGCAACAGATTTAGTAACAAATGCAGTCAGTGGTCTTGGTGGTGGATTTTGGGGTTTAGGTTCACCGGCTAAAACAATCAAAGGCGGTTTATTAAAAGGTGCGGCAGTTGAGGGTGGCACTGAGGCTATTCAAGGTATTGGCGAACAATACGCCTTAAATAAAGCGGATCAGGAATACTTCAATCCTGATAAAGATTTAACTGAGGGCATGGCTGATAATGCTATCAATGGTGCAGTGCTTGGTGCAGTCTTTGGTTCGGCTATGGGTGGACTTGATACTCACACTGATAGAATCGCTTTCAATAATCAAAAACGCACAATCTTAAATCATATCAATACCGGTAATGATGCAGTTGATAGCCAATTAAGAAACTATGTTGATATGCTCAATCATGGTGCAACAGAATTAGGCGATTTAGTATCAGCCAGTCGAGTACAAGCGCTCAATAATGCCGGTATTGCAACCGCTAAAGCACGACAAGCAGCAGAAGAGGCACTTGCAGAGCAACAAGCAAAAGCAAAATTTGAATCAGACTTCTTTGATGAAGAGCAACCGCAACAAGAAACAACCTCCACTTTCAAAGTCGATCCGAATTTAGAACGTGCGCTTGAATTGCATTCAATTCTTGGCCAATTCAGAAAAAATGATTTATCTCGTGCGAATGAATTTATTGATACGCCAACCATTTTTGCAGACGAACAAGCTCGAAAAGATTATGTGACCGGTCGTGCGTTTGATGAAGTGCGCAATATTGCTCAATCATACGGCGTTGATCCGAAAGACGGTAAAGCTATGCGCCGTTGGTTAGAGGATTATGCAGAGAAAGCGAAAGAATACGCTAACGATGATCCGCAAGCCGTTGCACCAGTAAGTAATTTACAATCATCAGCTAACATTGCACCCGAGTTCAGAAATGGCGTTGTAAGCGGCGCTAACGATGAGATTGATGTTGGCAATGGTAATTATCAACCTTTCCAATATGAAGTCGTAGATGCAAGCACGCTTACGCCTACACAGCAAAAATATGAAAACCAATTCCGTGACCGTGACAGAGCATCAAGCCAAGCTCAAATTAATAACATTGCACGAAATTTAGATCCTCGCAAACTTGCCTCAAGTCCAACAATGGATGTTGGCGCACCGTTATTAGCATTAGATGGTAAAACAATTATTGCCGGCAATGGTCGTACAATGGCAATTCGCCAAGCCTATCAAGAGGGTGGCGCTGATGGTTATCGCCAATTTTTACAAGATAATTCAGCACAATTTGGCATTGACCAGGCTCAATTAAGCGAAATGGAAAATCCTGTATTGGTTCGCCGTTTAACTTCTCCAGTTGATATTGCTCAAGTGGCCATCAATTCCAACGAGCAAGGCGGTATGCGAATGTCAGATTTAGAGCAAGCGAAAGTAGATGCTCGCCGCTTGCCAAGTATGGATAATTTTGTTGCAAACGATGACGGTGATATTAACTCAGCAGATAACCAATATTTCATTGGTCAATTCATTAAAAATCAACCTGAGAACGTGCGTAATGAATTATTAGATAGTCGAGGTAATCTCAGTCAAACTGGCGTGCAACGTATGCGTAATGCAATGTTGTATGAGGCGTATGGCGACAGTCAAACATTATCCCGCTTAATTGAAAATACAGATCAGGGCGCAAAAAACGTATTGAACGCTTTAACCTCTATTGCACCTAAAGTTGCTCAAACTCAGCAAGGTATTGACAGCGGCAAGTTATCAAGCGATGTAAATATTTCAAAAGATGTGATCCAAGCCGTTGAGAAATACAACCAACTCAATGCACAAGGATTCAAAATCAGCGATTATCTCGCTCAAGAAGATTTTGTAGGGGATTTATCGCCTGAGGCTCGAGAAATTCTAACAATCTTTGATGACAACCGCAGAAGTGGTAAACGTATTGCGCAAGTGTTAGGTTCATACCTTAACAAAGCTCAGGTTCAGGGTGATACATCAATTATGAGCCTATTTGGTGAGGATGCAACATTCGACAGATTGGGAACGTTACAACAAGCGAAAAATACAGATGAGAATGTTCGGTTAAGCCTAAATGAATCCGCTAATTCTGATTTTGCGAAAGCGGTGGAGGATGTTTTCGGTTCAACAAATACTAAACTAAAAGCAGAATCTATTTATTTGGGAACAACACCTAAAGCGCTCATTGAATCAGGACTTGATGATTTACCAATGTTTATGAATAAACAAAAATTGGCAAAAATTAAGCATGAACATCCTGAGATGACGGCTGATTTATTAAAGCAAATTCCGCAACAAATTAATAATCCGGTTGCCGTTTTTAAAAACACAAAAGAGGGTTCACCAAATAATTCTTATGTTGTTTTAACCGAGCTGCAAGGCACTAATGGAAATCCTGTGATCTCAGCTATTCATGCTAATAAAACTGAGAGAGGTCTCGAGTTTCATCGTATAGCTAGTGTTTATGGAAGAAATGAATCGAGTAATTATCTCACCAATATGGTGAAACATTCTGAAGTTAGATTTGTAGATAAGCAAAAAGCTCGTCGTATCAATCACACGCTACAATTGCTGGCTGATGATACATTAAACGAGCTTTTCAACAGGGCTAGTGTAGTAAAAAGTGATGGTAGTGTCAATACACTTAATCCTGAAATTCAACACGCTCAAGACATTATTCGCAAAACCTTTGGCAAAGCGGCAGAGCATATTGAAGTTGCAACCTTTGCGAATCCTCCAAAAGACGTGCGACATTTAATCACTTCTGATGTTGAGGGGTGGTTTAATCCTAAAACTGGTAAGGTTACATTGATCGCAGATAGCATCAATGCAACCAAAACAATGAGCAAAGAAGAACGTTTGCAGTTCGTTGCGTGGCATGAAATGGCGCACCGTGGAATCAACGTTGGCTATAAAGGTTCTTATGATAGCTTGATGCAAGAAGTTGGCAAAAATAAAGCGATTAGTCAGATTGCTGATGCTATTCAAGCTCAACGCAAAAACACAGATGATTTAGCCGCAACCAATCGTGCAGTGGCTATTGAAGAGGCTATTGCAGAAATGATGGCTGCACACGAAACAGGCAAATGGAATGAGCTTGAAAGTCGTTACGGTGTAGAGATTAAGAAAGGTCAAAGACAATCAGCCAAATCATGGTTAGCTATGACCGCACAACGTATCAGAGACTTCTTATCAAAATTCTTTGGTATTGAGCGTGCAGCGAAGTTTTCTGATGAAGATGTATTGAATCTTATTGCTCGAATTAAATCTAGCTCGCTAAATGAAACAAGAGAAACTGGCGATTTGCGTTTTAGCAGAAAAGGCGAATCAGAATATCAACGTGATTTAATCGTGACACACAATATCAGTGCAGACGGCATTATGCACGCTGATAAAATGGGCGGTTTACCATTGGCATCCGTTGCAGTGGCGAAACAAAGTAATCCATTAACCAACTTTGGTGAAGTCACTTTAATTGGTAGTCGTAATTACATCGATCCAAAAGGTGTAAATAAAGCTCAAGTTTTCGGTAGTGATATTTATTCGCCTCGTTATCCTCGAATTAGCTATGAGTATTCAGCGAAAAATCAAAAAGCATTATTCAACCGTTTTGAAAAATCAGCAAAAGAGATTGAAGATAGAGCCTTTGATTATGACTTTACGCAAGGATTAGAAGATACTGGCGCAAAACAAGCTATGCTTAATAGTGATGCAGTTAAACATCAATTCTTGAAAGAGCATAACATTCCGTATGAAAAAGCCTATCGAGATATTCCGAAAAGCGTACACGCTGATTATCCGTCCATTCAAAAAGCAATTAAGGCTGGCATTAGCGAGGAAGATATTTCATCCATCGAAAGTGCGGATAAATTTGAGGGATTATTCAGAGAATTCATCAAGGATTACATCAAAGATATTGAGGGCAGAGTATCTCCATCGCCGTTGCTTAAAAATGTGATTGTGCGAGCAAAACAAGCATTAGATGGGGATAAATATGCAGTTCGTACTTTTGCCGAATCAAGAGTAAAAGAGGGATTGAAATTACAGGAATCTAAGAAAGTATTAGATCAACCTGAAACCTTATCAAATATGCGAAAAGCGGTTAGTAAACATGAAGATGCTTTCCGTGATTATGTTGATAGCATCGTTGAAACCATGCCGGTTAAAGAGAAAATTTGGAATGGTACAGATGACTATGGCCGCAATAAATACGTTGCGCATACCATTGAAAACGTTGTTAAAAAACTCAAAAAAGATTTACGAGGCGGCGAATCATTTAATTATGGAATGCCTAACGTGCGTGCAGCCGTTACGCCTAAGTTTAAATCCATTGCTGATATTCAAGCTAATAAACATCGAATCGTATCTAAAGAAGAATTTGAAACCGCAAGAGATGCTCTCGAAAAAGAGGGAGATTCATTAGCGAACAAATTAGGAGTAGGTACTTTAGATATTTACGATGTGTTATGGAATGCGATTGATGAGAACACTTCAAAAGCATTTAGCTATGCCGGCATTAAAGACACTCAAGAAAATAGAATGGAAGTTGATGCGTTTTTAAATAAACTCAAAGCATTGCCAACTGAATATTTTGAGGGTAAAGCGAAAGATATTACACAATTCAGCAACTTTGCTGGCGCTGTTGTACCTGATAACCTTGCTAAAAATGCCTATGATGTATTGGAAAAATCAGGAGTGAAGATTTTCACCTATGATTCCACCGATCCTAATTCAAGAATTGAGGCAATTAAACAAGCGACAAATCAATTAGATGAAGAGCGTGGCGGGGATATTTTATTCAGTCGTGCCAATACAATGCAATCCGCTCTTGATTTAGCAATGACAGGCGTGGCGCATAGCGAGCCTAGCGCATGGGATAGCTTAAAATCTAAAGACTTCTCAGGATTTAAAGAGCGGTTTAATCGTGCAGTTGGTAAAGTTGATGAATGGTTAGCTGATAGCTTGCGCCCGGTGAATGATTGGATTGATTCAATGCACCTTGAAGATCAAACAGGGAATACGAGCAGCCGTGACCATGAAAAACGCCGTCTAAAAGATGCTATGTACACGGCTAAGGGTAAACGTGATGCACTAAATTCTGAATTAGAACAAGCGTATTTAAAGCCTATTCTCTCTAAGATTGCAGCACTATCCAAAGAAACCAAGAAGAGCAATCATTACATTGACGAATTGACAATGAAAAGAATGGTTGGTAACTGGATTTCTGCTCGCTATTCCATTGAGAAAAATATTGATTTACTCAATCGTGATGAAAAAGTTATGCGTGATACAAAACGCTTATTGGATAACGCTAAACAAAACGGTACAAGTGCAGAAGTGCGCCGCTTAAATGAGGCTTATCTAAAAGCGAAAGAGCAGTACGATAACCGCAAAGCTGATATTTACAACACAGATTACAAAAACAAAGGCAATCGCTTTAAAGTTGGGGTTGCTGGCGGTTGGTCAATTCCTGAGGCTGAATTGATTATGAGTAATACAGAAAAACATATCAGCCGCTCTAATTTAGAATATGTAGCCGATCTCGTTTACGATCTCAATCAATCAAGATTAGATATTGATCGTGCGAGTGGTCGATATACTGAGGCTGAGTATCAAGAATACAAAGCTAATCGCCATTATGTGCCTTTAACTGGCGATCCGAATGCTGATGCAGATGTTGATATTATCTCAGGCGCTGGCTCAAATGCACTCAACATTGCACGAGATAAAACATTGAAAGGTCGTACAAGTTCTGAGGCTGAAGATGCGATTGATGCTGTTTGGAAGTCAATCGGTAAATCCACTACCTATGCCGGCTTTGCTGAGTTTAAATCCAGAATTGATGACTTGTTTGAAACAGAAGTGACTTTATTGAAAGATAAAGGCTATTCTGATGCTGAGGCAAGAGAACAGGCAACCGCAAATTTAGGTATTAGCAAACGCAAAATGCAAGGCTTAACACGCTCAAGCGACAACGTGCTTATCCGTAAAGATGGCAGTGATTATTATGAGTATGAATTGCCAACTCAAGTGATGGAATCATTGCGCAATGACAACGTTGAACACGCCAATGCTTTCTTGAAAGTGATCTCTAAACCGACAGGATGGTATGCTCGAGGCGTTACTCAATGGACTGTTACGTTCGCACCGATGAATATGATGCGTGATACTTGGGAAAAATCAGAATTTATCCGAGTGCAAAAACTTTACGATAAAAATAATCGCCTAGTTGATAGCAAAACAATGGATAAAATCGGGCGTGATACCATTAAAAATGCACTAGCTGATAAGGAAGTATGGCAAGCAACTAAACGACTTGGATTCGGTCAAGAATTGCGTGATAGCGTGCCAGCAGAGCGAATGTTAAAACAACTTTTAAAAGAGGGGGGAGTATCAAACTATGGTACTTATCTCGATAAATCAGAAGTTGATTTAATTAAGAAATTGCGCAAGGAAAATAATCCACTAGCCGGCAAACTTGAGAAAGCTGGCAAAGTGCTTGAGGGTTACAACAAGATGTTTGATACAGTATCAGCGTTGGCATCCTATAAAGCATTAGTGGAAAATGGCATTGATTCAAAACAAGCAGCGGCGACAACGCTCGAATTAACCAACTTCCGCAAAACTGGCTCAAAAATGCGTGGCATTAAAGCCTTGTATATGTTCTCTCAACCAACTGTAATGGGTGCAGCTAACTTAATGCGTTATCTATCCACTCGTAAAGGGCAAATCCGCTTTGCTGCATACATGGCTGCAATGACTTCACTTTACACTGTATTGCGCTCAATGGATGATGAGGACGAGGGCGGCAATAAAATGGATCAACTTGGGGATATTACGAGATACATTCCAATCCCGATTGGTGATGGTAAATATTTCAAAATTCCAGTTGGTTTCGGTATGGCACAAATGGCGTGGAATTTCTCCACAAACATTGTAAAAGGTGCGGTTGGTGATATTTCATTAACAGAGGCTGGAACAAATATGCTAGTCCATTCAATGAAAACATTTTCGCCAGTATCTCCATCTGAGATTTCAGCAGCGAAATATCCTATGGAAAAAATTACTTTAACAGCAACGCCATCAATCTTGCAGCCGGTGATGCAAAACGTTTTAAATCGTTCTGCTTTCGGTAATAAAATCACAACCAATTATGTGCGTGATGATAAATTAAAAGCCGAGCAATCTAAGGCGACAACCGCTCAATTTTGGAAAGATACCGCTATTGAGCTTAATGATACATTAGGAATCGATATGCACCCTGAGCAAATTAAAAACTTGTTTGATGGGTACAGTTCAATGTTTGGTAGTCTTAAAGAGCTAAATACTGTATTCGTTGAAAATCCGAACCGTGAAGATTTAGGCCGCAAAACTCGCACGCCATTCCTAAATCAATTCATTGGCACAACAAACGAATTTGCGATTCAGAGCCGATACTATGAGGCAAGTGATGAGGCTAAAAGCGTTTATAACGAATACAAATCTCGCAAAGAGCGCAATGAGCTTGGCGATTGGTTAGATGCCGACAAGATGAAATTGATTAAATTCCATGAGGAAGAAGAGAGCGTTATTAAAAAAGCAAGAAGTGAAAAAGCGAAACTCACTCGTGCATTACGTTCTGGAAATATTAGTGCGGTAGCCTATGAAAACGGAATAAAACGTTACAATAAAGAGATGAGTGCGGTACAAGCTAAATTATTGCGTAAATATCGACAAATGGAGGGATTAAATACTCACTAATCCATTGACAATTAAAAAGTTTTGCACTAGAATTTAACAAAATAGCCGAATTGTAGAAATACAGTTCGGTTTTTTATTGGAGATTTTATGCAGAAATTGATTTTATCAAGTTCAACAGATAGAAATTCTCTAATCTCCTACCTAAACAAACGGATCGATGAGTATTGTCAGGATTTATGCACTGAGGGATTAACACCTCAACAATACAATATTCTAAGAGGTCAGATTAAAGAATTAAGAAGTTTAGTATCAGATCTAAACGGTTAAATACAAGCCCGCTCAATGAGTGGGCTTTTTTGTTATCAACGAATTATCACAAGCCGCTATATGCCGCTTAATGAGGTAATAAATGGAAAATCAAGACACCACAGAATTTAATGCTGATGCCGCTTTCGATGAGGCCGCTAATCAACTTGAATCAGGTGGACTAACTGCTGAAGTTAAACCGTCAGTCGCAGATGAAACCGAACAGCCAGCGCCCGATCAACGCATGGAAAATACCACTCAAGAAAATATCCCGCAACAGCCGGATGAAAAAGAGGAAGTATTGCCTGAATGGTTATCTGATGCCACAGATGAAGTGAAAGATCATTTTCGTTTAATGAAAGCAGAAAAAGAGAGATACGAACACATGGCTAAATCTCAACGTGGTCGTGTTGGCGCTCTCTCTAAGAAATATCAACAGGCTAAGGCAGCGTTAGAGCAGCTCGAGCAAAGTCAAACTACCTTTGATGGTGAGTTAGATAATTTGCGTGCGGACTATCCTGAAGTTGCTGAAGTATTATCCCGCATTCTCGCCGGACAAAATCAACGCCTTAATGATATTTCAGCGCCGATTGCTCAGATGGTCGATGCAAATATGCAAGATTTTGCGCAGCAACAACTTGATAGCTCAATCTCTTTAGTTACTCAAGTCGTTCCTGATGCAAACGATATTTTAGGCGATCCGATGTTCCATAGATGGGTAGATAATCAACCAAAAGGCATCAAAGCATTGTTTAAATCAGACGATCCACAAGATGCTATCTACTTACTCAATGAATACAAAAAGACTGCCGCATCAATCTCAGAGCAACGGAATAAACGTTCCCAACAACTTTCGGCATTGTCACTTCCTACCGGTCGCACAAGTCCAAAAGGCGGCAATGAAGTTGATGAGGAATCGTTATTCAATCAATTCGCTGCTGAATTTGCTAAACAGCGATAAATAAGTTAGTTCATTTGAGGAAAATTAATTATGGCTACAACTAAATATACCGATGGCGACATTTCTCCACGCACAAAAGTTTATGCTGAGGCAAAAATGTTGGCTCATGCAGAACCAGTACTTGTTTTGAATAAACTTGGTCAAACTAAACCAGTTCCACAAAACAAATCTCAAACCATTAAATTTCGCCGTCCAAAACCATTTGCACCGGCAACAACTCCATTAACTGAGGGCGTTCGTCCAGAATCTCAAAAAATGGCGTATGAAGATGTGGAAGTGCAATTAAAACAATACGGCTCATGGGTTGAAATCACTGATGTGATTCAAGATACCCATGAAGATCAAGTGTTAAGCGACACCACAATGCTTTCAGGTGAGCAAGCGGCTGAAACAACTGAGCTTTTAGCTTGGGGCGCAATTAGTGGCGGTACAAACGTTATTTTCGCCAACGGCACTTCTTCTAATGATGTAAATACTGCGGTTAAATTAGAGCATATTCGTGCGGCAGTGCGTAAATTACAACGCAATCGTGCGAAGAAAAAAACATCTATTCTTGATGGCTCAATCAAATACGGCACTAAACCGATTGAGGCTGCATACATTGCGGTATGCCATACTGATTTAGAGGCTGATATTCGCAGCTTACCTGGATTCACTCCAGTTGCAGAATATGGCTCTCGTCAGCCTATTGTTCCGCAAGAGTTCGGCACAATCGAAAACGTGCGCTTTATTACATCGCCTTTATTCGCACCTGAAATCAACAAAGGCGGCACGCCAACAGCAACCAAAGTGCTATCTACTGCTGGCTCTAAAGCGGACGTGTATAAGATCGCCGTATTCGGTCAAGATGCTTATGCAACTTGCCCATTAAAAGGTAAAGATGCTGCACAAATTTTAGTTCGCAATCCTGGTAAAGCTGAGAAAGGCGATGAATTAGGTCAAACCGGCTCAGTTGGTTGGAAAACTTGGTGGGCGGGTAAAATCCTAAACGATGCTTGGTTAGTTCGTGTAGAAGTGGCCGCATCATCACTTTAGTTTTAATTCGTAAATCAAAAGCCCTCCTTGTGGGGGCTTTATTTTTTTAGTGAGGAAACATGGCTTATCCATTTATTGATTTAAAAAAAGCAACGAAAGAAGAATTAGTTGCTCATTTGCGTGATTATTGCGGCGTTGAAAAAGACGGCAAAAAAGAAGAGCTAGTTCAAGCAATTCTTGATTTTGAATCAGCGAATGGCATTTTACGCCCTGATGCGGAAGTGAAATTACAACCGCAAGCGGCACAAGAAACACAAGGCGATATTCCATTGTTAGCGCATAAGCGTGTGCGAATTATTATTGCACCAAGCGAAACAGACAATAGTGATGTTTATGTCAGTATCGGCGATTGGGATGCGTTAATTAAACGTGGTGAGGAAGTATCTATCCCTGAACCAGCATATCAGCTATTGGCTAAATCAGGTGAAATCCGCTTTACACAAAACAAAGACGGCACACTGGACGAATACTTTGCGCCTCGATTCTCAATTACAGTATTAGGTGATGAATAATGAATTATCTTCAACTTGCTCAACGGTTACGCCGTGAAATGAATGATACAGGTGATGGCCCATTTGGCGTATCCAGTCAGAAAGGTCGTAGTCTAGAGTATGTTGAGGCAATTCGTGAATCGTGGCTAGATATTCAATCTTTGCGTGATTGGAGTGAGGATTTTTGGGGTGATGGATTCTCCTCTAAAAATCCTCAAGTTCTTGAGGCATCTGCTGATACTCCTTTCATTCCTGAAAAATTCCATGTGGCTATTGTTTATTATGCAATGCAAGGTAAAGCCTTGTCGCAAAATGCTCAAGAGTTAATTTTGCGTGGGCAAAACGAATGGGATAAATATTTGCACTTACTTTGCACTCAATTCTTACCAACTCCATCATTAGGCAAATAAATGGCACAGTTACCGAGAAATCAATCACAGTTTATCGCTATTAGCGGTGGGATGGATCTATCTACTCCTCCAATCGCAAAGGCTAGTAGTGATGCGGTTAGTACGCTAAATGTGCAGCCTATTTATGGCGGTGGATTTTCTCGAATTGAGGGGTATGAATGTTTGGATGGTAAAACAATTCCATCTCAAATGACTTATGCCGTGCTGCACGTTGGGAATATCGCCAATAAAGAGCAATTTCACAATAAAGCATTTACCCATAACGGTAAACAATACCGCATTATTGATGTGTTAGATGATGCCTTTGTTGTTGCTTTTTTAAAGCCGGAAACAATGACCAACGGAGCAAGTTTTTCTGTTAGTGGTGTTAGCTTTACTGCAAGTTATGTGAATAGCTCTATCGATGGTGATTTTGCTGATGACTTGGTTTATCGAGGAAAGGCATTCCAGTTAGGGGTTGATGCTGTATTTCCAGTTCCAGGAACAGGAAATATTCGTGGCGTTGTAGAGTTGAATGATAATCTGATCGCTTTTCGTGATGATGGTGATAGATGCGGTGTATTTAACAGTTCTGATAATAGTTGGACGACCGCTCAAGCAACGTATATTGCCAAGTTAAAAAACCTAGTTAAACCTGAAAATCTATTGGATAACTCAGACTTTACATCGGGCAATGTTAGAGGTGTGATTCATTCGGTATCTTTAGCGCCTGATAGTAAATCGGGCTATGTTGTCTTGTCACAATCTGTTTTATCTAACCAACCATTGCAGATAAATAGCACAACCGTTGCGACAATAGAAAAATGTGACAGGGTTTCGCTAACCAAAGGGAAAGACTGGCAATTTATCTATCACAACTTCTATGGCGGATCTAATACGCATTATGCCTATGGGTGTAATGGCGAGCAGATTATTGAGGTTCGTCCGAATGGAATTATCATTCCAATTCTAGTGAATAATGATAGTCCACAATATATTTGTGCGCACAGAAATCATCTATTTGCATCATTCGCTGGCGGTCAATTAGGACATTCATTAGTTGGGCATCCTAATCGTTGGGCGGTATTATTAGGCTCAGAGCAATTCGGTTTAGGGGATGAAATAACCGCATTATCATCCACCACCGGCGGCGTTTTAATTATTGGTTGTCAAAATAAAACATCAGGGCTTTATGGTTCAGGCCGTGATGATTGGGTACTAAAAGACATTTCATCGGTCGGCATAAATCCTAATACGTTGCAAACATCATTTATACCTATTGCAATTACAAAAAACGGTATCACTAGAATAGATCAAACTGAGCAATTCGGTGACTTCAGATTAAGCGAAATGGATGCAAACCGCAAACTTGCCTTTGATAAACAGTCGTATAACATTGTTTATTCCTCCACCAAAGCTAAATCAAACCAAGTTCGATTCTATTCATCTGAGGGGCGGCACTTATGCGTAATGGTGCAACCTGACGGCACAACGAGAAGTACATCTTTTATTTACCCTGAGCCGTTACAAGGTCTTTGGCAATCGCCTAATCAAGTTTACATTACTTTTAGCGATGGCAAAGTCTATCGCCAGTCTGATAAATGCTATTCCTTTTCGGGTAAAAGCATAGATTGGACTGTAAAAATGGCATTTAACCATTGTGGATCGCCAACATTGATCAAGAGCTGGCATAGCGCTGAATTGCAAGCAACAACCGATGGGAAATCAAAAATAAGTTTCCGTTTCGATCTTGATTACAATTCAAACTATCATTCAGCCGCATTAAGTAAAGATTTAGAAATTGCCGGCGGCGGCGGTCGTTGGAATGATTCTCTTTGGAATGATTTTCTTTGGTCTGCTGAAGATTACTCAACGCCTACACTTCAATTATCAGGGTATAGCCGAAATATTGCCTTATCATTTGCTGGCTCATCAATCTACTCTCCACAATTTGAAATTAGTGGACTTATCTTAAACTATATTACCCGGAGAAATTATCGTGTCTAAAGAAAGCTGGTATAAACGCAAACATCAATTTACTCCATACACAAAAGCTGACGGGCAAGCCGTATCTGATGAATTTGATGCAATTCAAACGAGTTTTGAGCGCATTCCTGAAATGCGAGATGATGGGAAAGGGTTTAAGGAAAGTCCATTAATCCCAGAGCCAACTGATCCGATGCACCCAGTGCCGCTAAAAATGCTCACTGAAACAGAAAATAGCGTTAATAATGCGAGAGATGATGTTACCAACAAAGCTCAACAAGTCGCTCAAAATACGCAATCTGTTGCTGCAAATACTTTAACTGCAACTCAAAAAGCCAATACTGCAACGCAAGCAGCGGAATCCGCACAAAGCAGCCAACAAGCGGCTAGCAATTCTGAGAATATGGCTCATAAATGGGCAGCCAATCCAGTTAATGAAGTAGTACAAGGTGATAAATATTCGGCTTATCACTATGCAACCAAAGCAGCACAATCCGAAACAACTGCATCATCAGCCGCAATTACATCCAAAAACAATGCCGATATAGCCACAAGTAAAGCTGAAGAGGCAGTACAAGCGGCTGAAAAAGCTAAAAGCCTAGCAAATGGCGAAATCGAATATGAAAAAATCTTGAATGTTCCGAGCGCTGGCACTCAAACTAAAGGTATTGTGCAGCTAACAAGTAGTGTGAAATCAGAAAGCGAGGAATTGGGATTGACCGCAAAAGCGGGTAAATATTTAGCATCGCTTATAGCAAAAATTCCTGAATCATTAACTGGTTACATTAAAACAACAAGCAGATCATCTAGCATAGATAGTGAAAGCGATGAAGATGTTGCGACAAGTAGTGCGGTTAAACAAGCGTATGATAAAGCCGTTGAGGCCAACACTAATGCAGATAACAAAGTTCCTAAGGATGGCAACACAACAATAAACGGCATTCTAAGAGCAAAAAACAGTTCATCGGAAGGATGGAGCGCTTTTCAACTTGAAACATCGCAAGGCTATTGGCAATTAGAAGTCCATCCTAATTCGCATGAAGATGCGAATCGCCGATTTAATATGTTATTCAATCCTAATACTGGAAAACGTGTTTATCTATCATTCCCATCAGTATTAGGAGATGGCGATACTATTGCATACAGAAGTTGGGCGGTTGATAAATCAGGCGATACAATGACTGGTAAACTCAAATTGCCAAGCATTGAAGTGACAGAAAATGGAACAGGTGAAAGCATTAAAATTGGCGATGATGCCTATATTGGTGATGTTAATGTTGCAAATTCTGTTGGTGTAAAAGGTAATACAGACAAAAATCAGGGTTATATTGCCTTTGGTAATGCAAAAAAACGATTCGGTTATGATGGTAATAAATTCATTGCAGACGGACATCTTGAAGTGCCTCAAGCCGGACATGGTGCTTATGCAGGCCAATACTCAGTTATTGCGCCATATACTGTTACATCGACCGGATCTGTTAATCGTGATACTTATCATCCATTTATTAAAGGTTTAGTTAATAGCGCTGGTGCTTATGGTGCTGCGCTCTCATTTGGTTACACATCATCTCAAAGCGGAGGCGATGGATTTGGACGAGGTGTTATCCATTTAATTGAGGATAACGGACGCTCCCTAGTATGGACTTTTGAACATGACGGTCGCTTAACAGCAGGTGACTTTGAGTGTCAAGGTAAAAGATTGAGTAAGTCACATCAAACGGATAGTGCTTATGTTGAGACAACCGCCGGAACTTATGGGGGACTGCAAATCAACCGCAACGGCGATAAAATGCTGATTGAGTCAAACGCCCTTGGTGGATTCAGCTTTATCCGGCGTTATGAAAATGGTAGAAATGCTTATGTGATCAACACGCCGACTAAAGGTGGCACATTAGCTACAACATCTGAAGTAGTTTCTGATATTAGATTAGGCTCAGTGTTTTATAGACAGGAAGTTGATGGTATTCCTGGCGGTGGGCATGTATTAGCCGGTAGTAGAGTTCAAGGTGGTGTGAGAACACTGGAGTATAAACCTATACAAAAATTAGTTAATGGACACTGGTACACAATCTCAGGCTAAGGGTAATAAATATGCTATACATAAACAAATTCAAACTATACGAGCCAAGCAACGCTATTGATGGAGTATTGTATTTAAAAAGCGAAGATGAGAAAGATTGGTATGAGATTCAATCACAATTTTCTAAAGACACATTAAAGGTTGTGTTTGATGATAGTGGGCTGATTATTTCATGCTCTCGTGATGCCTCGCTCTTATTCCCGGTTGATTGCGGAGTTTTGGAGGTTGAATCTGAAACAGATGATTTACTAGGCTGTTATGTTGTTAATGGCAACATAATTAAGGAGGAAAAGCCTAGCGAATACCATAAATGGGATGGCAGTAAATGGGTAGTGCCGCAAGATAAACAGGCTGAACTTTTTACAGATAGAAAAGATAAGTTACTCAATAAACTGGCGAATAAAGCGGACAAGATCAAATCTGATTTACTTGTTGGTTATCCTCAAACAGAAATCGAAAGTTTTTACCGCCAAGAGAAAGAGGCTTTAGCGTGGCAGGCAAACAATAAAGCAGATACGCCAATGCTTAAACAAATTGCACGAATTAGAAATATTCCTTTTGACGTTTTGGTACAAAAGGTACTTGCGAAATCAGGTCAATTCGCCCTTGCTATTGGTGTGATTATTGGGCAAAGACAGGCATTTGAAGATCGGTTGTTAGCCTTAAAAACGCCAGAAGAATTAACCTCACTTGAAAAGGAAATTGAAGAATGGAAATTCCAAGTAAATTAAAGCTCTACGCATATCACAATCTAATTGCTATCGACCAGCTATTTAATACCTTAACAGGTGGAGCGGCAGACGAAACATTATCAAGCCGTGCTTATCGAGGTGCAGTATTAAAAGAGCATCCTCGTAAGCGATGGTGTGTAATCCATATATTGATCAATGCGGTATTTTTTGACCGTAATCACTGTAAGGAATCCTATTTCAGTGAAGTTTACCGCCGACAATATACCGAAGATTTTAAACAAGATGCCGCTAAATAGCGGCTTTTCTTTTTGGGAGAATATATGTCAATTCTAGGCACTATGAGCGGCGCTTTAAATAAAAAGCAGCCACAAGCTCCAACAGTTTCGCAAACTCCAGAAAAGGACAATTCTGGCACAATGGCTGGCAATGTTGCAAACATCTTAAATAGCAATTCTTTGCTGATGAGAAGTGCGGCAGCAAAAGGCGAGCGAATCGCTGCTAATCGTGGATTGCAAAATTCAACACTTGGCGCAGAGGCGGCGCAAAGAGCCATGCTGGATGCTGCAATTCCAATCGCAGCGCAAGACACTCAACATCAATTTGCCGCATCACAAGCTATTTTAGATAGAGGGCATCAAAAGGATTTAGCTAAACTCCAAGCTGATTTGAGTTACAGCAATCAAAGCCGCTTAAATCAAGAGCAAAATAGATTCACTGCATCGCAAGCAGATTTAGATCGTGGGCATCAACGTGGATTAGCTCAGTTACAAGCAGATTTAAGTTATAACAATCAAAGCCGTTTGAATCAAGAGCAAAATAGATTTGCAGCATCGCAAGCTGGACTTGATCGAGAGCATCAAACTGGTTTGGCGAAATTGCAAGCTGATTTAAGTTATAACAACCAAAGTCGATTAAATGACACACAAAACAGATTTGCGGCATCACAAGCGGATCTTGATAGAGCGCATCAAAGAGGATTAACTCAATTACAATCTGACTTAAATTACAACAATCAAAGCAGATTAACAAAATTACAGTCTGATTTAAATTACAACAATCAAAGTCGTTTAAATCAAGCTCAATACAACTTCACTGCATCTCAAAATGCGTTAGATAGAGCGAATCAACGTGAATTAGCTAATCTAAATCATCAGAATGAAATGCGAAATTTAAATGCGCAAGTTTCGGCTAATACTATTGGGAAATCAATAGATTTTACAATGCAGATTGCAAACAACTTTGATGCTCAAATTGCCGGTATTTTAAACAACACTGCAATGAAAGCAGATGATAAGGAGAAAGCTATCAATACATTGAAATCTAGCCGTGATTCAGAGATCAACTTCGTATCTAAATTCATGCAAGGGATTCCAACAACCAAACAAAATTGGTCGTCTTTCCCTAGCTTGGGCGTGCCGTCAATTGGAATTAAATAGGGGGATTTATGGCATCATTTTGGGATAACGCTTTTGAGGCTATCAGTGGGGCGGCATCGTGGTTAGGCGATG